GGGAGCGCGCCGTGACTGCCGCCATACGCGAAGCCGGAACTGGTCTCAAATCCGCCTGGCGGACACAGATCACAGGCGCTGGGCTGGGCACCCGACTTGGCAACTCCATCCGCCTCGCCAGCTTCCCCAAGTCCGGCGACAGCTTGAACGCGGCGGCGCTGGTCTGGTCCAACGCGCCGGTGATCATCGGCGCGCATGACACCGGACCGCTGATCCGGTCCAAGAATGGGTTTTGGCTGGCGATCCCAACTGCTGCCGCTGGCAAAAGCAGCAAAGGAGGTCGGATCACCCCCGGCGAATGGGAGCGCCGCACTGGCCTGCGCCTGCGGTTCATCTATCGCCGGAGGGGCCCAAGCCTGCTGGTGGCCGAGGGGCGGCTCAATTCGAAAGGTCGCGCGGTGGCGTCAAAATCCAAGACCGGGCGCGGCGTGGCAAGCGTGCCGATTTTCCTGCTGGTGCCGCAGGTCAAGTTGCGCAAGCGGCTCGATCTGGCGCGAGACGCGGAACGGGCGGTCGACGGCGTGCCGGGCCTGATCGTGGCGAGCTGGGTGGAGGGACAACTGGGCTGACGTCTGCAATGCGGACATTGCTGCCTTTCATCTCTGCCATTCAAGTGTTTGCTGTACGGTTTGACAGACATTTGGATGGAACAGATAGCCTATAAACTTGCTTGCTGTGCGGGGAGGAACAATTTTCTGCTCTACTTTTTCGCCTGTTCGACGGCACGCTCTTCTTTCGATATGCGCTGTTCAATAGCAGTTTCATTGCCGGAAAGGAAGATGCCCAAGCCTTCGAGTGCAGGTATCTTGTCCGAGAAGACCCGCAGAACGATCAACGCTGGGACGGCGATAAACATTCCGATAACAGACCATGCCCAACCCCAGAACGCCACGGCTATAAATACAAGAACGGGGTTCAGCTTCAAACTTCTCCCCACCGCATACGGCGTGACAAATTGCCCTTCGATGGTCGTCAGCCCGAGGTAGGCACCGGCCACCAGCAAGGCCGATGATACCGTATCAAAGCTGATGACGCCAATCAAGAATGTCAGCATAACACCTGCGATTGCACCAAGGAACGGGATGTAGTTCAGAACAAACGCCAGGACTCCGAAGAGAAGTGGGTTGGGCATTCCCAATGCCCACAGCACAAGGCCAACAGCCACCCCAAGGCCTGCATTGATCACAGTTATCGTGAGGAAGTAGCGCGACAGCTCGCGTTCGATATCGTAGGCAATCTGGATCGCGCGCTTTTTGTCCTTGAAGGTCGGGGCTGCCTGAACCAGCTTTTCGTGAAACATGTCACCTGATGCGGTCAGAAAGAAAAGCAGAACCAAGGTAAAAATTATCTGCCCCATAACGGCTGGCGCGGTTGAAAGGGTCCGGGATAAGAAACTTGGACCCTGAACCACAACCTCCTGTGGTGCATCTTCGGCCGATACATCTGGTCCGGCATCGGATTGCCCGCCTCCGGCCATCCCCTCTACTTCGTCCGATGCCTCAGAAATCTTCTCGATGACTTCGGAGACTCCACGCAATTTCCGTTCTACGTCTGCCGCGATGGCTTCGCGATCTGCAGAGTATTCCTGGATGGGTCCGGAAAGCACAAGCGCGAGAGTGCCGACACCCAAGACAAGCGTGGACACAAACACCAACGCGCTCACCGGCGGCGGTATTCGGCGACGCTGCAGAAAGCGGCGAATGGGTGAGAAGGTCAAGGCGAGAAGAAACGCCATTAAGACAGGCATGATAAATGTGCGACCTAAAACCACCGCTGCAATCAGACCTAGAATGGCGAGCGTCGCCTGTGGCCAGATGACAGGTCGCGAACGGACTTTCGGTTCGATGTCAGACATAGCGCGCGCTCCTGGGGCTATAGGCATAGAAAAGCAACGCCAGTTGCACCTACACAGTTGCCTGTGTCCGGCTCGATAGGCATTAGCCGTACTCTGGTTTCCATAAAGCCAGCTATTGGTTAGCCAACTTCTTAAACTACCATAGGCTTCGCGCAATCGGTTATTCTGGGCTCGAAGCAGCCGTCGGTGAAGCCATCAGTCTTGGAATAACATATGCCAACCACCCGCGAAACCATCCTCGCCGCGCTGCATGCGCGGCTGCAGCCCTTGGCCGCCCTTGTTCTGCGCGATGAGGTTCTGCCAGAGCGAATCCCGGCAGCCGGGCTGATCATACTGCGCGATGGCCAGCCGGGCGAGCCGGAGGTGACACTGTCGCCGCTGCGCTACCATTTCCAACACCGGGCCGAGCTTGAAGTGGTTATCCTGGCACCGAATGGCCGCGCCACGGCATTCGACAGCCTGATCGCCACCATTGGCACCACGCTGGAAGCCGATCGTACATTGGGCGGGTTATGCGACTGGGTTGAACCAGAAGCCCCGGCCTCGGTCGATCTGCCCATCGAGGGCGCGGCGGCGCTGAAAGCGGCGGTGATCACCGTCGTCCTGCATTATGCAACCACCGGCCCTCTGGCCTGACACCCTAACAATAAGGAGAACGATATGGCACGTGCGCAAGGCGCGCGGGCGCAGATGGCGCTCGGCTTTGAGACAGTTTACGGCACCCCGCCGCTCAGTGGGTTCACAAAGATGCCCTTTGCCAGCACCTCGCTGGGATCTGAGCAGCCGCTCCTGAACAGTGAGTTGCTCGGCTATGGCCGCGATCCGCTTGCCCCGATCAAAGATGCGGTGACGGCCGACGGCGATGTCGTGGTGCCCATCGACGCCGAGGCCTTCGGTTTTTGGCTCAAGGCGGCCTACGGTGATCCGATCACCTCTGGCGCTGGGCCATACACCCATGAGTTTCGGTCGGGCAGCTGGACCCTGCCATCGATGTCGATTGAGACCGGGATGCCCGAGGTACCTCGATTTGCGATGTATTCCGGCTGCGTGCTGGATCAGCTGTCGTGGCAGGTGCAACGTTCTGGCCTGCTGACTGCCACCGCCCGGCTGGTGGCGCAAGGCGAGACCATCGCCACGACGACCAGCGCGGGCACGCCCAATGAACTGGGCCTGAAGCGGTTCGGTCATTTCAACGGCGCGATCAGCCGGAACGGGAGCGCCCTCGGGAACGTTGTTTCGGCCGAGATCACCTATGCCAACAACCTCGACCGGATCGAAACCATCCGCAGCGATGGCAAGATCGACGGGGCAGACCCGTCCATCGCAGCACTGACCGGCCGGATCGAGGTCCGCTTTGCCGACAGCACGCTGGTGACGCAGGCGATCAACGGTGATCCCTGCGAGATCAGCTTCGCCTATGTCCTGCCCTCCGGGGATAGCTTCACCTTCACCGTTCACGCCGTCTACCTGCCGCGGCCGCGGATCGAGATTTCCGGGCCGCAGGGCGTGCAGGCGACATTCGACTGGCAAGCGGCGAAAGCCGCCAGCCCCGCCCGCATGTGCACCGCAACCCTGATCAACGATATCGAGGCATACTGATGATCCGTCTGAACCTGACCGCCACGCCGCAATGGCTGGACCTCGCCCCCGGCCTGCGCCTGCTGGTAGGCCCCCTGACCACCGCCCTGATGGTGTCAGCCCGCGCCGATCCGGCAATCGAAGGGCTGCCCGATGGTGCTTCCCAAGAGGAACTGGCTCTGGCCATGGCCAAGTCCGTGGCCCGCCGCGCCGTGCTGGATTGGGAAGGTGTCGGCGATGACGCAGGTAACATCGTGCCCGTTTCGCCGGAAGGCATCGACGCCCTTCTGGAAATCTGGCCGGTCTTCGAGGCGTTCCAGACCCAATACGTCGCGCGCGGCCTGATTCTGGACGCGGAAAAAAACGTCTCCGCGCCCTCGCCGAGTGGTCCTTCGGCGGGGGCGACCGCTACTGCACGGCCTGCACTGGGCGCTGCCCCGACTGCCCCGCAAGACTGAACCGGCCGCAAACGATGGACGGTTGGCAGGTCTGGGATCTGGTCGGCCGTCTTGGTGGCCAGTTGCGCGTGATCCCTGGTGCAGTGCTGGGCTGGGACATGGGCGCGGCGCTCGCCATGGCACGTGCCCTCGGGATTGACACCCTGATCGCCGCCGAACTGCTGCCCGAGATCGAGGCGGTGATGGTCCGCAAACTGAACGAACAGATGGAAGGAGGCCGCGATGGCTGAGAAAAGGGTCAGCGTCCGCCTCGTGGCAGAGGGCGGCCGCCAGGTCCGCGCCGAGCTGGAAGGTGTGGGCGAGGCAGGCGCGCGCGGATTCGGGCGGCTGTCGCGCGAGATGGACATGGCGAATGCGCGCGTTGCCGCTTTTGCCCGCCGCGCCACGCTTGCCGCAGCGGCTGCCACTGCGGCGCTGGCGGCGGCGGGGGTCGCGATGATCCGCTCCGGCCTGCAGACCGTCGATGCGCAGGCCAAGATGGCGCAGTCGCTGGGCACGACGGTCGCCAGCCTTCAGGTGCTGGAGCGCGCGGGCGATCTGGCGGGCGTGTCGATGGGTCAGGTCGAGCAGGCCACCGTGCAACTGACGCGGCGACTGAGCCAGGCGGCCGCCGGAGCCGGGCCAGCGGTCGATGCCTTGGACCGCCTGCACCTCTCGGCCGAGGAGTTGCAGCGCCTGCCGCTGGATGCGCGCATCGCGGCCATTCAGGAGGCGCTCGGGCAGTTTGTCCCCGAGGCCGAACGCGCGGCGGTGGCCTCGCAGCTCTTCGGCGACCGCGCGGCGCTGGTGTTCACCCGGATCGACACGGCGACACTGCGTCAGGCGACCGAGGATGTTCTTGCCTTCGGGGTTGTCGTTTCCGAAGCCGACGCCGACCAGATCGAACGCACCAATGACGCGATTTCACGGTTAGGCCTGATCTGGCGCGGGCTGTCGAACCAGCTGGCGGTCGCCGCCGCGCCTGCCTTGGAGGCGGTCGCGAATGCCATGGCGGCGATTGCCAGCCGCACCGGGCCACTGGGCATCGCGATCAAGGCGCTGTTCGATAACCTCGGACGGCTGACGACCTATGCCGCGACGTTCGCGGGCATCATGGCTGGGCGCTGGGTGGCGGGCATGGCGGTGGCCGCGCTGTCCGTGCGCGGGCTCGCCACGGCTCTGGTCTTCCTGCGCGGAGCTCTGATCCGCACCGGCATCGGTGCGCTGATCGTCGGCGCGGGTGAGTTGGTCTATCAGTTCACCCGCCTGGTTGAGCGGGTCGGCGGCGTCGGCGAGGCGTTTCGACTGCTGTCTGACCTCGCGTCCGAGGTCTGGGGCCGCATAGTTCTCGCGCTTGACGCGGCACTGG